CGGCATCTGCCCCGGCTTGCGCTACTTGGGCAACGGCGTCTTGTGATAGCCCGGCGCGTAGAAGTTGCTGTAGGCGATCCGCAAAGATTTTGGCTTTTGCCACGCTTTCGGCTAGGCCAGCCATAAAAGTTGTGCCTGCTTCTTTGGCGGCTGTTTGTATGGCACCAAAGTTGATACCGCTTGTAATTGCGTTTGAAATTGTGTCAGAAATGTTTTTGCGTAACCCCGCAAGCACGTCTGCCACGTTGCGTCGAGCGTCTACAAATGCTTTTCGTAAAGAGTCCCCAAACTTTTCTGTTGATTTGGTGGCTGCGTCTGTGCCGAATTTTAATTCTTTGTATCGGTTGGCTATTTCAAGTAGACGACCCGCGGCTGGTGGTGCGTATTTGGCTATACCTTCTGCGCCTAATGCTCCATTAACGAGGTTTATTGCTTCAGCGTTTTGCAAAAATTGTTGACGGGTTTTGTCTAGCAACGTAACAAATTTTGCAAATTCAAAAGTAGAAAGGTTGCTGTTTTTAGCGAGTCGTTTAACTTGCTCGGTGGTGAGTTCTAATGGCCCGGTGCCTTTAACAATGTATTGCCGTAGATCGTCGAAACTGAACCCGAGGGCGTCAACTTGTTTTAATAGTTGCCGGATACTGCCGTCTGTTTTTGTTAGGTCTTTTAGGATTTGGCGTTGAGCGTCGCCTTCCACAGCAAGGGCGTCGGCAAGGGAATCTGTGCTTCGTTTTAGATCGTCTTTAGCATTTTTGAGTATTGCGTAGGTTGTGACAGCAACGGTTGCGATCGTTCCTACAATGCCTAATGCTGTGTGTAGCCGTCGAAATGAAACCCCTAGTTTGGTGTTTAACGCGTCTGTAATTGAGGTGACAGCGTTCCAAGTTTTCATTGCCACGTTGGCGGCAATTACTGATGTTGCGATAGCGCCTATAACAACGGCAATTGTTTGAAATGCTGCTGGGTTGTTCGCGGCCCAACTTGCCATTCGTTCGAGCAATGGCAATATTTTTTCGATAATTGGAAGTAATGCTTTGCCGAGGCTTGCTTGGAAATCTTCCATTGTTGCCGTTAGTTGGCGTTGACTGTTTGCTAGGCCGTCTGCTGTGTCTGTAAAATCGCCTTGCAAGTCAACGGTTTGTGCCATGATCAGGTTGCTGGCGGCTAGCACTTTTTGTTGTGGTGTTAATGCTTGTTTGGTTGTGGCAATTAACCCCATTTTTAGGGCTTCTTGACGCAAACTTGCATCGTCGAGCAGTACGTTGTATTTGCGGATTGGTTCTGTTTCGCCTCTAAAGGCTGCACCTATAGCGGTAATTGCTTCTTCTGGTGTCGTGTTTTTGAACGACGCCATGTCAGACGCTAGGGTGACAAACTTTGTGGAAAAGTCAACAAGTTGTTGCCCTGATAAACCTGCTGATTTGCCAAATAACGCAAAAGTTGTTGCGGCTTCGGTGGCTTGGCGTTGCGATTGACCCAAGTTTTTAGCGGCAGTTTTGCTGAACTTTTCAACTTCTTTCGAGCTTTGGCCAAAGACTTTGCTCGATGCGCTTTGTGCTTCTGATAAATCCGACGCGGCTTTTGCTGCTTTGCCGCCTAGTACTGCTAAACCGCCAAGTGCTGCCGCGGCTGGCAAAAAGGCTTTTTCCAATGCGAATTTAGTTTTTGCGGCGGCGCCTTCTAACTGTTTGAACTCGGCCATAGCCTTTCTGATGCCGCGACCGTCAAAATCGGTAACAAGGGGTATTCTTACGGCCATTACAAAACGTCCCTGTTTATGCGCCTATCGACACGAGCCATAACCTCGGCTATTTGATCGCGTATTTCGTTTTCTACTTCGTTGGCTTTATGTTCGTATGCGGGCCACATAACACGGCTAGCTTGACCGTTTCGTTGATTTAATCCGGCAACCATGTTTGCGCCTTGTGCTGTGCTGGAATTGCGTGCGACGTCAAAAATTGTGTTTACAGCGCCACGCCAGCGAATGATAAGTACCGCTAAATCACGGATTTGTCCGTTGTATTCGCGTGGGCGTTTCCCCGAAACTTTTGTGTCAACGAGTTTGGTGGCAGGGTTGCCGTCCCACGGCAACATTTGAAATCCGCTAGACGTTTTCCATGTTCGCCCCCAACCGCTTATAGGCGGTGTTTTTGGTACTTTTTGTTTGGCTTCGTTGACAACGGGTTGAGTTATTTTTTTGAATTGACGAGTAATTTGTAGACGAGCATCGCGGTCTATTAAGTTGATTTCGCGTAACGCTTCTTTGAGCCCTGCCACTTCTAAACTTGCTTTTACGCTCATTAGAGCCGCTTTCGTTGGTCGTTCAAAATCTTTATGACGGTAGCAAGATCGTCTGTCGTGAACTCTATCTCATGCGGCCACCAACCAACAGCAACTAGCAGCGATGCTAGTCCGTGTCGGTAGGTGCCTGTTCGGTAGGGTTTTCGGGTTCCTCGCTGACTACTTCTAGCGTTACAAGTTTGTCTATGAACTTGTCGAACTCGACAGGTACGACAATGTTTGCGCGTTTGCTTGCTTCGTAGGCAAGGTATGCGAGGTCTTCCATGCCGATGCCACTAGCGAGATCGCTTGCTTTGCGTCGGTATTTGCGTTCCCACGCGACAATGACCGCGAGGTTGGTGCTGATTTCGTAGGGGCCGTCGCCGGTGTCTACGCGGAGAGTGAGTTTCATGTCGGGCCTTTCGCCGGGTAAAGGGTTATTTAGACGGTAATGTCGGTGGTGAATACGCCGCCAACGAACGTGACGTCAATGGTTGATAGTTCGCCCATTGTTGCGTTGATCACGGGTAGTTCAGGCAAGAACGCGCCGGTCAAAATAAAACCGGGGTTGGTTGCTGAGTCCGGTGGAGCGCTTGGCTGTACGCGGATTGTGGTGGTTGTGCCGACAAGCGTGGAAAGTGTCGCAAAAGTTTCTGTGGCCGCGTAACTCATATATAGCGAGAGTGTCACTTCATGGTTGCCGAGGCCCGACGTATATTTCCTTGAAGAATCCCCAAAGCTAGTGCTTTCAAGTTGGTCATATCGTTGAGTAAAAGTCGCTGCTGTACATTGATCCGACAAATCAACGCTATTCACGGTGACGACAGGGTTTGAAAGGTAAATGCTAGTTGCCATTGTCCTCGGTTACTTCCTCGGTTGTTGTGGTTGTTTTGTTCTGTCGGGAAGTTTTGCGGGCAATAAAACCGCCAGCAAGTAATGCCTCGACGTTGACGCCTTCGGCTGGTGTGTACGATGCGCCCGGTTCTCCGACGCGCTCGCTGACAATGATGTATTCGGTGTTCATGCTGTTTGTACCTGCATAGGGATAATAACACGGTACGAGGCGTATGTCTGTGACCCGACCTCAAATACTGCTGGGGTTGCTGACGTGACCGCAACGTTTTTAGCCAGCAACTTGGCGACAATCGCCAGTATATCCCGTAAGGCGTCAAGCGATGCCGGGCCAAGTGTTACCACGTCGACTGGGACTTCCATTTTTGCAATGTTGTAGTTCCATGCGTCGATTGACGGCGCGTTAATGAACACGCACGGCGGGTTGATGTCTTTTGGGTTAGTGACGACGCGTAGCCCCGAGATGGTGCCAAGCGTGGTGGCTAGGTCGTCGATGCCTTCGTTGAATAGGTCGGGCCACGCCATTAGGCCACCTGTGGGCGGTCAATGCCGACGAGTTGTTTAATCATCGGGGATAGCCCGGTAACGGGTGCGGTGCTCATTCCGTCAAACCCCGCAAATGTGTCGATCGAGCCGCGTTGACGGTAAAGAGCTGCGCCGTACATGATCGTGCCAAGTTTTACGTCATTGCTTGGTGCTGTCGTCAACGAATCTTGTAGGTAGCCGGACTCGACGCGCCGACGATAAATAAACTCGTTGGCCGCTGCCGCACATGACGTCAAAAACGTGGTTTCACCGGCAGTCGCAACAGTAATACCTAGATAGGTTGCGATGTCGGTGTGTGTTGTCCATGTAACCGTTTGTGTCCATGTCAACGTCCCGGTCGGTACTGCGGTTGACCATTGGAGATCATCACCGGCGTCGTAGAACAGTAACTGGTTTTGTTCGGGTTGTGTGACGTCGTATAACCATTCGCCGTTGGAGTCAACACCTGTAAAACGGTATTGCGGGCAAAACAAAACTGTATGCGCACCGTTTAAGCCGTGACCTAGCCCGGCCAGCGTGATTGACTGGCCGGGTTCGATCGGTGTATCGGTCAACGTTTGTACAACGGCGTAGTCGTCGAGCCTTTGATGTGCAATAACGGTGTACACCGCCATAGCAACCTCTATTCGTTAAGCGAGTGCGATGCTTTGTACTTGTGTTGAGTCTGCGATGAAGGTTGCAACGTATCCGTAGTAGGACATTGTGCGCCCAAGTGTTGCTGGTACTTCAACTGACATGATGCCGCGTACTTGTTCGTAGAACTCAATTGCTGCGCCTCGTGCGACAACCATTGTTCCTGCTGCAAAGTTGCGGTCGGCCACAAGGTTCAAACCAAATGGGTTGAACGTGTTTGCAACGGTGATGTTTGCCGATCCCATTGCGTTGACGCCCATCAGACCTGATGCGCCGACGTATGGAAACACAGGGCGCTTGTCGGCATCGAGCTGTCTGCCTAATGCTTGCCATACTCCCGGTGCTACAAAAATGTGGTCAGGTAGGAAGTTTGTTGCGAGCAAGATGTTGTAAGCGGCGGTGTAAATACCGCTAATCAACGTTGACGGGTCGTTTGCTGTCACTGTCCATGTTGCACCTGATGCGGTTGCGCCGGCGGTGATTGCGTCTGCTGCGACGTTGTCTGATGCCAACAAGTATTGCCCAACAAGATCGCGGAGAATAATGTCCATAGCACCGGGGCTTGTAAAGTCCACGTCCTGAGCGGAGAGCGTAACTTGTCCGGCCAGCGTACTTTTAGAAACTACGTTGGAGGCAATAACTGGCGTTGTTGCCGATACTGCGGTGAGTTCGGTGCCTTGTGCCGCGACGCTTGGGTGGGTTGTCCATGTTGGGCGGATAAATGTTTTTTGTGATCCGCCGTCTGGCATAGCGCGCGCGCCGACTGCTGCGACAACTGGGCGGATGTAGTTGAGATCGTCGAACACTGGTGCAACAACTGGTACAGGCAACAAACCGGGTGTATCGGTGGTCAGTACGTCGCCGGCTGCTGCTTGCAATGCTGATTGCTTTTCAAGCATAAACTCGCGTGCTACTGCTGCGACGTTTGCAAATGTTTCGCCGCCGATGTGCATTGCGGCCATGTACTCGCCGGGTGTTGGCAGAGCAAACTTGCGTTTTGGTTGTGCGGGAAGTGGTGCGGTTGGAATTGCCGCGGCCTCTACGACTGTTTCGATTGGGTTGGTGTCCACTTGTGTTGTCTCCTCGACGGTTGGCGTGGGTTCGGTTGTGTCGTCGGGAGTTGTGGCGCTTGCGGCTACGTCTGTGATAGTAGCACCTGCGAACGCGGGAATGGGGACTAATGACAATTCTAGCCATTCAGCTTTGCTGACGATCATGGTGCCGTCATCGTCGTATGTGAACGCGGTTGGGTTGACGCCGACCGACACGGAGTCGAGTACGCCGTCTAGTGCGAGTGTTAGTGCTTCGTCACCGGCTGCGGTGGCGCTGATCTTGGCGCTAAACAACATGCCGTCGGAAGTGTCGACGCGTTCGGTGACAAGGCCAACCGGTTGCGATGAATCGTGGTACATAAACAGTTTTGGTGCTTTACCGTCAACGGGTAATGCGCCAGCGTTGAAACGTACTTTTTGGCCGTCAGATACAACCGCGGTTTCGTTGTATGGCACCGCGATCCCCGTGATGGTGCGGCTTGGTGTGTCTCCGGCGGCTGCGTCGACGGTGACGTTGTTAGCTGTGAAGCGGATCATGTGTTGTCCTTTGCTTGCGTTTGTTTCTGATGAGTAGAGCGCCGCGAGTTGGCGTTCGGCTGCGTCCCGTGTTTGGTGGCAACCTTCAATTTCGCCGTCGTCGTCTTTGACTACGGCGTATCCGTCGCAACCGGCGTTATCGGACTCAATGTGCCATGGCATTAGGCGCGTGACTCCCCGGTTTCGGGTTCGGTTATTTCCATGTTGCGGTTCATGTCGGCGTCGTCGATCTCGCCTAAGTATTCGTCGGTGTCGAACTCGACCCATGTGCCGTTGGGGAGAACGGCGTTGCTCGACAATGTGGACGAGATGCATTCGGCGTAGGTTTTCGTGCCAAATAGCCACAAGTCCCAGCGCGACTCACGCGAATTTGTGTAGGCGTATGAGCCGGTTGGCACGCCCAAAAGGTAGGGCGGTATGTTGCAAATTTGCG